CCATCCACTGGCCTTGAGCGTTCCGCATCTTGATCAGGAAGCCGTTTCCGCAGGCCAGATAGAACTTCATCAGCTCGCCTAAGATAGTGGTCTGGTCTTCACAGGCAGGAAACTCCGCCGTTTCCATCCACGCTTTGACCTGTCTGTTCTTGCAGTCAAACTGCATGATGGTTGCCATAGTCAGAGCATCGATGCAACCACTGTGGTACTCGTCTATATCAAGGAGATTGAGCAGGTTACTCATCGAATAGGGCTGCGAGACCACTTTCTTAGCCTCAGCAGCTTTAGATATTAACTGTTTACCTATCCTCTGATACTTGGATAGATCTATGGGTTCAGGCTTGTACTTGGTCTCCAGGAGATCACTTGCAGAACTGATTGCCAGGTTGTAGGCACCTAATCGCATCACTCTCATGAGCTCGCTCCGATGCCGGATTTCAACAGGTCGATCTTGGCGATTCTGACCAGTCTGGTACCGTCTATTCTGCTTGTGTAATACTCCACACTGGGCAGGTCCCGATTCATTAGCTTCAGGTAAAAAGAGCGGAACTTCTCTTTGAGTTGGTACAAGTCGGAATCTGGATCATCCACGTTATAGGCATTAACGATCAGGAAGACTGTCCAGGCAATATCGGTACTTACATACTGCCGAGAGGTGCCATGTTTGCCAATCTCAGAATCGAGGATCAGGATGGCGCAGGGCAGGTTCTTGGGGATATTGTCCTTGTTGTAGAGTATCTCGGCAACATCTGACAGTTTCAGAGCTTCAGAGATGCGGCTGCGTTCGGCTTGGTACTTATCAAGTGCGGTCACAGGCTCACCTCGATGTCATTCAGTTGCTGATAGATCCACTGCTCCCGGTTAGCTATGACAGAAGCGAATACATTGCGGGCGGCGATGCCTTCCCGCTTGATCTTGCCCCGGATGAGATAAGCGATCTCGGCTATGGTCAGAGCTTTCCCTGTCTCTTTATCAGTCCAAGACAGGTGCTTGCGTTCGACCCAAGCAATGAGGGGAGCAATCGGAGTCCAGGAAGGCACTTTACCGCCTAAAACAAATGGCTCGTGTTTCACGTTCGATCCAACTCTCAGGATCATGGCAGTATCGGTGGTCTGCAGCAGATAGCCGGTATTGCCATAGAAGTCACCTTTATCATAGATCTGCTGTGCCAATATCTCCTTGCGGGACTCGGCATCTATTACAGAACCAATCAAGTGCAGACGGCTCTCCAGGGTAGAGTAGATGGCTCTGTATATCTCTACCATGATCTCATCAAGTGAAGAGTTCTGCTCAGGCATGGCAGTTCCGAAGGAATGTAATTAAAATATGAAAATATGCGTAAATCCGTTTGATATGCGTCATCTGCGTTCTCTTCATTTCAGATCACTCCCACCCGGATAGGTCGAGCTTGTCTGGGTTTGAGTTCGTTCAGGCGATCCAGGCCAGTCTGATTGAGATATGAACTTAAAACTGTTAGTGCTCTCAGTTCAAGATTGGCTTTGAAGGCGTCTATTTCGCTCCCTGTGAGCAGTTCGGTAGCGGACTGGTCTAATCCTACTGTCTTAACTATTCCCTCGCCCAGAGTTTTCAAATTGAGAAACTCACAGGTACTGTGCAGCATCAGAAAACAGAACCCAAAACGAAAAGAAATGAGAAGCGGATCTTCTTCCGGCAGGTCTTCGCATGTTGCCCGGTCATAGAACTCCTGCAGAACCAGTGAGTGGATCATCTCCATGACCAGTCCACGATGCTCTTTGAAGATGCCATTATCACCCATCTCCTTGGGTAGGTTAAGAATAGCAAGCATGGCATTGGTTTCGACCGGAATGGGTATCACTTGCCCTTCCTCATCAGTTCGGAAAGCTCTATTGCTCTCTTTCCCACTTGTTTCGCCCACTTGGAAGCCAGCATTCCATTGGCAGCCCGTTCCCAGTCTCCAGCAGCAATGAAGGTCAGGGTGTTCTTGAACTCCAGTAGTCCCTTGATGCCGAGATTGAAGCACATATTGAGCAGCACCGACTTACGGACATCATCCAAGCCATTGTATATCTCCGGAATCTCATCCAGCAACTGCTTCTCACAGTTCTGGATATCATTCTCCAAGAGTACATAAGCTTCTCTCTGGGAGATACCCCGGTCATCGAGATTGCGTCCGATACCGATGGTCAGCTTACCTGCAGTACAGCGATATGGCTTCAGACGCAGACCCTTATGTCTGACTAACTGAGCTTTGATTCGGTTCAGCAACGCTTCAGTTATGCTAACTCCTTGTTCAAGATGTGATCATATATCCAGAGCCAGGAAAGCACTACACCGTCCGCTGGCAAATAGGGATGAGTAAGGATGAGAAAGATTTTTGTATTGACAAATTATCCTTTCGTAATCACTTGTAATAGTAGAAAAATTGTGAGAGGAGATTGTCGCAATGGCTAAAGTCAATGGAGCGAACATAGGTTTCGAGAAAGAGCTTTGGCAAGCTGCGGATGCTCTGCGTAGCAATATGGATGCCGCGGAATACAAGCATATTGTACTTGGATTAATATTTCTTAAATACATATCTGATGCGTTTGAGGAACAATACCAGAAACTGGATGCTGATAGGGCTAATGGTGCCGATCCCGAGGACCCAGACGAATACTTAGCAAAAAATGTCTTTTGGGTACCAAAAGAAGCTCGCTGGTCAGTGTTCAAAACTAATGCAAAGCAACCCACAATCGGAAAGCTGATTGATGATGCGATGATAGCCATTGAGAAAGTTAATCCAGCGTTGAAAGGTGTTTTACCAAAGGAATATGCTCATCCCAGACTTGATAAGCAACGCCTGGGGCAGCTAATTGATTTGGTTAGCAATATTGGCTTGGGAGATAAGGAAAATAAAACAAAAGATATGCTTGGCAGAGTATATGAATATTTCCTCTCTCAATTTGCCAGCGCTGAAGGAAAGCGAGGTGGGCAATTCTATACACCTCAGTGCATAGTACGACTGCTTGTAGAAATGCTTGCTCCCTATAAAGGACGAATCTTCGACCCTGCTTGTGGCTCCGGTGGCATGTTTGTCCAATCTGAGAAATTTGTAGAAGCCCATGGTGGAAAAATTGGAGATATTAGCATTTACGGTCAGGAATCAAACCATACTACTTGGCGACTGGCAAAAATGAATCTGGCTATCAGAGGTATAGACGGGAACCTTGGCAAAGAACATGCTGATAGTTTTCACAATGACCTGCACCCCGATCTCAAGGCGGACTTTGTATTAGCAAATCCCCCCTTTAATGACTCTGATTGGAGAGGAGATTTGCTAAAAGATGATAAGCGTTGGAAGTTCGGGACACCGCCACCCTCAAATGCCAATTTTGCCTGGGTGCAGCACTTTATCCATCACCTTGCCCCGACCGGCATGGCTGGCTTCGTGCTTGCCAATGGTTCTATGTCCACCACTACTACTGCAGAACTGGAGATCAGGAAGAATATCATTGAAGCTGATCTGGTTGATTGCATGGTAGCCTTACCAGGACAACTCTTTTATACCACACAGATACCAGTGTGCCTCTGGTTTTTAACTCGCAATAAGAACTATGGTAAATTCCGTGACCGCAGAGGACAAACCCTCTTTATCGATGCCAGAAAGCTCGGCACTTTGGTTGATCGGGTGCATCGAGAGCTAAGCGATGATGAAATCAAACAAATTGCTGATACTTATCATTCCTGGCGAGGCGATTCCGGATCAGGGACTTACGAGGATATTCCAGGTTTCTGTAAAAGCGCTACTATTGAAGAGATAAGGACCCATAACCACATCTTAACTCCGGGGAGATATGTCGGAGCTGCCGATATTGAAAAGGATGATGAGCCGTTTGAAGAGAAAATGTTCAAACTGACTGCTACCTTGAAAGAACAAATGGATAAGAGTGACAAACTCAATCAGATTATTTGGGAAAACCTGAAGGATATCGGATATGGTGAGTGATGGGTGGTTCAATAAACGATTTGACCAATGCGCTGATTTAATCAGAGAGACTGTTAACCCAACTGAAATAGACATCGTGCCTTATATCGGGCTTGAACACATTGCTCAAGAGAGTTTGTATCTTGTTGGCTGCGGAACTAGTGGTGACGTGAGTAGTGCCAAGACCAGATTCAATAAGGGAGATATTCTGTTTGGAAAGTTACGACCTTATTTTCGCAAAGTGATTATTGCTCCTTTTGACGGTGTATGCTCTACTGACATATGGGTTGTAAGATGTAAGCCAGGTACCGATCAAAGGTTTCTATTTTACTGGATGGCATCACAGGAGTTTGTTGAAGAATCGACAAGGTCTTCTGATGGTACCAGAATGCCAAGGGCACAATGGGAGTGTGTCAGCAGAATTGAAAAGCCAATACCACCGATACAAGAACAACAAGCCATTGCATGTATCCTCGGGGCTTTGGATGACAAAATCGAACTAAATCGTCAGATGTGCAAGACCTTGGAGGACACCGCTCAAGCTATCTTCAAAAGTTGGTTTGTGGATTTTGATCCTGTACATGCCAAAGCTGCGGGAAAACAACCTAAAGGAATGAACTCAGAGATTGCAGCCCTTTTCCCAGATTCCTTCGAAGATACAGATCAAGGAAGTATTCCGAAGGGGTGGAGCATTAGATCAATAGGAGAAATGGTCAAGGTTTATGGAGGAGGGACACCAAGCACAAGAGAGCTTAACTATTGGATAGATGGAATACATCCTTTCTGTACTCCAAAAGATATGGCTGCATTACCAGAGCCAATTCTACTTAGTACTGAAAGGAAAATTTCCGATTATGGCTTAGCTAAGATTAGTTCAGGGCAGTTACCGATTGGCACTGTACTGTTATCATCGCGTGCTCCGATTGGTTACTTGGCTATTTCACGAATACCTGTGTCAATAAATCAAGGCATCATAGCGATGGTTTGTGACTTTCGGTTCCCTAATATTTACGCTTTGCATTGGACGAAAACCAACTTAGGAATGATTGTTTCACAGGCAAATGGAAGCACTTTTTTAGAGATAAGTAAGAACAACTTCAGATTGATAAAAGCCATTGTCCCTACAGTTGAGGTGCTCAATTCATTTATGGGTCTGGTAGAACCTCTATACTTAGGAATTGAGAGTTTGTTATTGGAAAATGAGCTGTTAAACGCTATGCGCGATGAGCTACTACCGAAGTTGATCTCTGGTAATCTTAGGATTAGAGATGCAGAGAAGATTGTAGGAAGGAGTGTCTGATGCCTAAGATCCATAGAATCAGGCGCTTTTCAAATATTTCAAAGGAACTGGTTACAAAATCCCGGGAGGCTGCTCTTGCGGCAGTTCAGATATTTAACAGTCCCACGATCACTTTTAAATCGGAAATCTACATCGTTTTAATGAACATAGCCTGGACATATTTGTTGCATGCGTACTACCGTAAATTAGGAATAGAATATAGATACTACGATCAGAAAGGGAAAAGGAGAAAGTATCATAAGACTAAGAATGGAGCTAATAAGTACTGGGAGTTAGAGCGATGCCTAAACTATGATGAATGCCCCATAGATAGTGATACGAAAAACAATCTGAAGTTTATGATTGGTATTCGGCATGAGATAGAACATCAGATGACTACAAGGATAGATTCAACTTTGAGCGCAAAGTTCCAAGCATGTTGCATAAATTATAATGAGTATGTTAAGAAGTTCTTTGGTGACAAATTTGGAATTGATAAGCATCTTGCATTCAGTCTTCAATTTACATCAATCTCACAAGAACAAATCGAAACCATGCCAACGCCGGATAAGATGCCATCATATATCAAGTCCTTTATAGAAGGTTTCGAGAATCAGTTATCCGATGATGAATATAACAGTCCCAAATTCGCCTATCGTGTTCTTTTTGTGGCTAAAACTGCAAATCATAAAGGCCAAGCTGATCAGGTTATGGAGTTTGTAAAACCTGATTCACCATTGGCTGCTGATTTGAACAGAGCCTATACCGTAATTAAAGAGACGGAGAAACCAAAGTTTCTTCCGGGGCAAATTGTCACAATGATGAAAGAGAAAGGATACAAGCAGTTTACGATGACTCAGCATACTAAATTGTGGAAGGAAAAAGATGCAAAGGATCCTGCCAAAGGTTACGGAGTTATGGTAGCTGGAACTTGGTATTGGTATAAAGAATGGATTGAAGTAGTTTTGCAGCACTGCAAAGAAAATGCTGCAATGTATGGAAAATCTAAATGAGTGGAGTTTTCTCGGAATCTGTTATTGAGCAAGCCGCTTTGGCTTGGTTAGAGAGCATAGAATATTCGGCTGTTTTCGGGCTCTATATAGCACCTGATGGGAGATTCTCTGAGCGAGAGAACTACGGACAAGTAGTATTGATTAGACGACTGCAACAATCTCTGATAACTCTCAATCCTAAAGTACCTACTGTTGCAATTGAAGAAGCCCTCCGAAAGTTGACCATACTTGATTCACCGTCTTTGATAACCAATAACCACACTATTCACAAGTATTTGATTGAGGGTGTTCCGGTTGAGTATACAAGAGAGGATGGCAACATCTCAGGAGATTACATACAGGTAATAGATTTTGACAATCCGGACAACAACGACTTCCTAGCCGTAAACCAGTTCACGGTGGTTGAGAACAAGAATGAGAGAAGGCCTGATATTGTAATCTTTATAAATGGATTGCCTCTAGCAGTGATAGAGCTTAAGAATGCGGTAGACGACAAAGCTACTATTTGGACTGCCTACAATCAGTTACAGACCTATAAGGAGCAAATTCCGTCCCTTTTTAATTATAACGCTGTGCTGATGATTTCAGATGGATTATATGCCAGAGTAGGCACCTTAACTGCCAATAAAGAATGGTTTTTGCCCTGGAGAACTATTGATGGTGAGGGCTTGGATGACGACCACCTCACTCAACTAGAGGTGGTACTTAAGGGCCTATTCGATAAACAACGATTCCTAGATATTATTAGGTACTACATTGTTTTTGAAGACATTGGTGGTGGAAATCTGGTTAAGAAAATGGCAGGTTATCATCAATTTCACGCTGTGAGACACGCAATCCAGTCAACAATAAGAGCTGCAAAGCCCGGGGGTGACAAGCGCATCGGTGTTGTATGGCATACTCAGGGATCTTGTAAAAGTCTTACGATGGCATTCTTCACTGGAAGGGTAGTATTGCACAAGGATTTGGAGAATCCAACCATCGTTGTAATTACAGATCGTAATGATTTGGATGATCAGCTGTTTGGGACCTTTTCACGCTGTCATGAGCTATTAAGGCAACAACCAATTCAAGCCCAGAGTCGAGATCACCTAAGAGAGTTGCTTACAACAGCATCAGGGGGAGTAATCTTTACCACAGTGCAAAAGTTCTTTCCCACAGATACAGAAAGAGCTCATCCATTGCTGACTGACAGAAGAAATGTGATCTTGATTGCTGATGAAGCTCATCGGAGCCAGTATGATTTCATTGATGGTTTTGCCAGGCATATGCGGGATGCCTTGCCCAACGCTTCTTTCATAGGATTCACGGGAACACCCATTGAACTGACCGACGCAAACACCAGGGCTGTTTTCGGTGATTATATCAGCATTTATGATATTGAACAAGCTGTCCAAGACGGCTCTACTGTTCCTATCTACTATGAAAGCCGGTTGGCTATGCTTGAGCTAGATGAAGAGCAAAAACCTAAAATAGATGATGAATTTGAAGAAGTTACTGAGAGTGAGGAATTTGAGAGTAAAGAGAAGCTAAAGGCCAAATGGGCTACACTGGAGTCTTTGGTGGGATCGGAACAGCGCCTCAAGAAAGTTGCTGAGGATCTGGTTAAGCATTATGAAAACAGGCAGGATGTTCTTACTGGTAAGGCAATGATAGTGTGTATGAGCCGGAGAATATGTGTAGAACTCTACAAGGCTATTATCACCTTGAGACCGGGGTGGCATAATGATGAAGATGACAAAGGGAAGATAAAAATTGTCATGACCGGTTCTGCCAGTGATCCTGTGGAGTGGCAACAGCACATCAGGAGTAAATCCCGAAGAGAAGAGCTTGGTAAAAGATTCAAAGATGCAGATGACCATTTTCAGATCGCCATAGTAAGAGATATGTGGCTTACCGGCTTTGATGTGCCATGTCTGCATACAATGTATATTGATAAACCCATGAGGGGCCATGGACTTATGCAAGCTATCGCAAGAGTTAACAGGGTGTATAGGGATAAACCGGGTGGTTTGATTGTTGATTACATCGGACTTGCAGAGCAGCTAAAACAAGCGCTTTCCAACTATACAGAAAGTGGTGGCAAGGGTCAAACAGCTATTGATCAAAATGAAGCGGTTGCCCTGATGCTGGAGAAATACGAAGTGTGCTGTGATATGTTTCACGGTTTTAATAGAGACCTTTGGATCACAGGTAATTCTCAAGACAGGCTTTCCCTGTTGCCTAGAGCACAGGAACATATTCTTTCACTTGAAGATGGAAAGAATCGTTTCGTGAGGGCTGTTATTGAACTAACAAAAGCCTATGCTCTATCAGTACCTCATAAGAAAGCCCTCGAGATTAGCGATGATGTGGCATTCTTTCAAGCAGTTAAAGCAGCTTTGGTGAAAAGCCAGCCCGATAAACAGCGATCAAAGGATGAGATCGAGCATGTCATAAGGCAGATTATATCAAAGGCAGTTATTACTGACGAAGTGATAGACATCTTCTCTGCTGCAGGCATTAAAAAGCCAGATATTTCGATCCTCTCGGATGAATTCCTGGCAGATATTAGAGGTATGGAACATAAAAACCTTGCAGTTGAGCTTCTGAAGAAACTACTTGATAGCGAAATCAAGATAATTGCCCGCAAGAATGTCGTCATGGCTCGCTCTTTCACAGAACTATTAGAGAATGCCATAGCTAAGTATCATAACAGATCTGTTGAAACTATCCAAGTGATTGATGAGTTGATAAAGATCGCAAAAGAGATGCGGGAGGCAAGTACAAGGGGAGATAAACTCGGGTTATCCGAAGACGAAATTGCTTTTTATGATGCTCTGGGAGTAAATGATAGTGCAGTTGCTGTATTGGGTGATGATCAACTTCGGAAGATAGCACAAGAAATCGCCAAGGCGGTAAGAAATAATGTCAAAATTGATTGGGCTATCCGGGAGAATGTAAGAGCAGAGATGCGAGTGATTGTAAAAAGGATCTTACGTAAATACGGATACCCGCCGGACAAACAAGCTCAAGCTACAGAGTTAGTGCTTGAGCAGGCAGAACTAATATGTAAAACTGATGATATGGAGACTTTATGTTAAGTGAAGAAAAAAAAACTATCCTACAGGATATAACCAAAGAAGAGACTGGCTATGGAATACCACTCGATTGGTTAAAAGATTATGTTAGAGAAAGCCTACATGAAGATAAGCCTAAGATTGGTCAAAATCTCGATGAATTGAAGGATTCGATTAAAGCTTTTGTTTTAAACCACCCAGATGAATTTGCCCGTTTAGTCAGCTTACAACGTGAATACGAGGAGTTTCGCCCTAAGCACATATCCTTCATTAAGTGGCAATCTGAATACAGAATAGGTGGCACAATAGTAACGTTGTCAGAACATTTAAAAAACACATTAACTGAGATTCCATATCAGTATGTTCTTGATAGCTCTCAGAAGGTAGTCATCAATCACTGTCATACTGAGATGAATAAGGTTAACCTCCAAATAACCGAATATAGAAAACTGTGGCAATTGGTAGAGGATCGAGAGTTCACTGAGAAAGACATTGAATGGAGAGTTAGGAAACAACAGAAAGTCCCAATCAAGATAACACGCTATTATTCTATAGATGCTATATCTGGTTTGATAACTTCAAAGATTGATGTCATTGGCCAGGGCTACTTATTCAGAGATAAAGATTATGAAGAAATGTTAACAGCCGATCTTGAATTGATAACAGGGGTTGAGGCAAAAGAACAATTCAAGTATAAAACTACTCTCATAGTTACATCAGTTGTCGAAAGTTTTATAACATCGTATGATGTTTTTGTGCGTAAATCGTCAGATGAAGACGCCAGAGGTGATAAATCATCTTATATTAAAGTCCGTGCTCAGTTTAAAAGTACTCTTAAAGATGCAGAGCAGAAAAAGGTTCCAATTACTCAGATAAAAAACAAATACCCAGATCTTGATCTGCATTTATCGCATTTATCTGCTATTGGGGCACAACAATTGCATGATGTAAATAAAGTAAAAATGTGGCATACTAGCGCAGATGCATTTGTAGTTTATGAGACGCCCAGTAAGTATGACTTTTATCATGTATATATATCGGCAGAAGCTGGTATTTTCAAGACGTTCGAAACCCTAAGAAGGAGTTTAGTTGAAAATGAGATACAAAGAATTAGCGGAATTATTCAGGCGCAATCGAATTCCGGATGATCTGATAGCTCTTACAGATGATTTTTTAGAACAGTACAAAGAAACATCATTTAGTGTTTTTGATTTACAGAACTTTATTAATGCTTCAAAGGAATTGTCTAACGAGCTGATTAACGAATTGATAGATATTGGTATAGTGCAATATATTGCACAAATAGAATGTCCACAGTGTGGAGCAGATTTGGATTTTAACCAGCATGACTCTAAAAATGAACTTTACTGCACTTCCTGCGGATCGTTCGTGGACACGACAAAGAGAAGTATTGCAATTTACACCGTAAAACCTATTGAAAGGAATGATATTTACAATTTATCTGAATTTGAGTTTTACCAGAAACGACAATTAAAGTACTTTGAGCATGTATTTGAATCTCAGAAATGGCTAGCCTTTTTAAGATTTGACCTGAGTGGGATTACATTGCTACAACACTATCATCCTGAAGTAGCGATTGAAGTACTTAGAAGATTTGCTGATTCATTTTTCCCAAGAGTTTTTAGTCAGTTTAGTGGCTCGGGATTGTTCGTAAAACAGGAAGGAGATGCTTTTGTTTATATATTTAGATCTGCAGCACGTGCTTTCGATTATGCATCCAGAGTATTTGCTGAATATTCAAATCTTGAAGAGAGAGCTCTCCTACGAAAATGCCGGATTAAAGCTTTTCTAACGCTCATTAGAGACGAACTAAGATTATATCTTGATCTTAACAACAATGTTGATGTACTCGGGTACGATGTCAGTAAATCGTATAGATTTGAAAAGAAAGCCGAATTTCCACCTGATTATTCAAATGGTGTAATTGCCATAACAAAAGAGGTTGTGGATCATACTGATTTAAAAATCGGTGATATTAGTAGGATTCCTTTAAAGACAGCTGTCTGGAATGAAAAGGGGGAATTAGATGTTACTCTTGAATACATTGTTATTGCATTTTGATCTCATCCATTGGATATTGTTGTACTTGTCCTGCATTTCCAATGAAACGGAGGAAACGGAGTATGCGCTCCGGAGACACCGACTGGGTTCATATCTGAGTCATACTCTATCTGATCGTCTTTGATCCATGGTGCAATAGCTTTGATGTATGCCCGGGCATCATCCAGGCTGTTGGACTTGGTATCCAGAGCCATGAGATTGTCCATGACGTCCAGGGCCTCGTTTAGGTGATAGACTCTGTCTTGGGCAGCAAGAGCCCGGCATATGTCACTGGTTCTGTCATCCAGGATCACAATGAGCTTATAGTATCTTGCTTTGGCTTTCTTGTAGCCCTGTAACCTTCCAAACTCTCTTATTCTGAGGGCAGTATGCTCTGCCAACCCCTGCCAGTAATGGGATGAGCGATTGGCAAGGTCATTGAACTGGTCTTTGAGGGTATCAGCAAGCATCTCTTTCGTATATCCCTGCTCAATGGCTTTGGTGAGGGTATCTGCGAAGTTCTGCCGGATATCAGCTTCAAAGTGGTTCCCGATCCAGAACAACTGCTGTTTCTGGATAGTAGATGAGAGATGCTGATCTTCAATACCCCAGAGTCCGATACTGGTCTTGATGGGTGCTTGCACTTGGACATCTTTCAATCCAAGTCGCACACAGCGGTCTATTATTGCTTTGGTGGGCTCATTGACCAGGGCTGCGAAGTCATCTCCCAACTGGGTATTGATGATGTTCATCAGCTTATCTATGGAGTTCTGGTTGAGCTTCTCTGCTCTTGGCATATCACTCAACATTTGGATGGCAAGCCTGGCAGCATCCTTGATCTCGGTTTTCCAGGCATTATTGAGGACCCGGTAATACTCCAACATGAGATTATCGTAGTAGTTCATCAGAAACTGAACCTCCGGACTTTCACTCTGTTTCTACCAATATCGTATTCAGAGAAGCGTTCCAAGCATCCGGCCAGAGCATCACAGCCATCGATATAGCCATCAGGATAGGTGAGGAACTGACTGATCAGGGTGGGAGTATCCTGTCCCTCCGGGAAGAGCACCTTGGCGGTCTCGATAATGGTCTCGGTTCTCTCGATGCGGAGGTTCTTGTTGTCCTTGTTATCTATGCGTTTGATTCTGTGACTTATAGGAGGTAGATGATTATCCTGTGCCCATCTGTCAAAGTCAGCCAAGATGCGTCCCTGTCCATAGGTGGTCTCACAGGCAGCTCTGGCTTTCACTCTGTATATCCTATCCAGCTCTTGATAGGCATCATAGTAGTATCGGAAGAACTTGGTGTTCTCAGTTTGACGTATCCAGACATGGATTACATAGAAGCGGTTACCATCATAGCCTATGGAGATGATGGCTTTGAAACAGCCTTTCTCTCCCCAAGCAGGATCTGCATAGAGCCAGACCCGCTTCATCTGAGATGGCTCAGGCAGAGATCTATACTTAGTGAACCAGTGGTTCTTGAAGATGTTACCTTCGATAACCGGCTGTCCCAGCATCTCTCTCTGATAACCTGTCATCCCAAATTTGGCTCGTAAGTTTGGAAGTGTAGCAGTGGGGTACTGAGCCTCCCAGGTAGACTTGCCCTGCTGATCTTCGAGCGAGAAGCGCATAATCGCTTTCTGATGCGTTTTCAGAACTGACTGGTACCCCAAGTCCAAATCGGGATTATCAGCCCGCATTTCGCTTATGATGAGCTCCTGAAACTGGCAGATGGCATAATTGGGATGTACCAGGTTACCGAGCCAGATGATTCTACCGCCACCCTCAGGTGCCAGTGCCCCGGCAAGTTCTTGGGAGATTTTCTTCATGCGTCTCTTGCCGATGGACTGGTTACCCATGTTTTCTTCTTTATCGATATCATCACAGACGATCAGTCCAGGTCGCTTAGCTGTCTTGGGATTGATGGTTCCCCGATGAGACTGCTTGATAGAGCGTGCTCTGATCCTGGCTTTATTCTTGAGATAGAAGTCCAGATCAAAGGTATCCATTGGTTGCAGCTCCGGATAATCGATGGTGAGCCGTTTATTGTTCTGCAGCTCATGAAGGGTAAACGCTGTCCGTTCCTGAGCCAGATCTATGTCTGCGGCTGTATGGATCACGTAGCGTTCACCTTTGATGATCATCCAGATGGGATAGACTACTCCCATAAGCACCGTTTTGCCCAGCCCACGAAAACCGGTGATGGCGATGATGCCTGAGCCCTTATCAGTCTCATCGAACATAGTCTCATGCGCTGGGCAAAAAGGTAGTGGGAAGATGTGGGGAAAGTAGGTATGGCAGAAGAATGAGAAAGCATCCCAACCTGATCCAGTGGTGCGTCTTATCCTTTCTGCCTTGGCTTCAGGATTATCGTCTATAAAAGGCAAGACGGAGATCGTTTTGGATGCGATCTCCGTCAGAGCCTTGTTATGCCGCTGAATGAACTTCTTAGGCATAACCGGGTAACCCCCCGACGCCCAGGGGGAAGGGCGTCGGGGACCCGGAGGTCGGAGGACTGACCAGTCCGGGCTGTTGGCTTGGAGGGTAGGTAGGCTTAGGCTGGGGAGGCCTTATGTAGGATGCATAAAAGCTAACCATTTCTTACTCTCAGATATTCTGCCAGATCATGCAGAATGCTTTGGAACTGCTTGAGCAAGGTCTCATGCCCTTTCTCGATCATGAAGTCGGTCACCTGATCCAGGAACTTGACGATGTAGTCGTTCAGTTCTTTAGATGGTTGCCGATCCTTTTGATCCTGCTTCATCATGCTCACCAGGCTCTGGATGGCAGTATCGGCAGGGTTCTTGGCATACTCCCGGAGCGCTTGTATGAGTGCCTTCTTGCGGGCAATGGCGATCTCATGGTCGAGTTGGTTCTCTTCTTTAAAGAGCTCATCCCACTTGCCGCTCTTGATCCACTTGCGGACGGTGATGTCGGAGACACCGAAGATCACCGCCAGCTCCAGCGGATCGGTCTTGCCGTTCAGATAGGCTTCTTTGCAGTTGTCCCGCTTGATGCGGAACTCACGGCTGTTACTCATACTCAGGGCGTACCTTGTGCTTCAGCAGATAGAGGTTGAGGTCTTTACCGGAGCAGCGCAGCTGTCCGTTTTCTTTAGTTCTAAAGGCCGGCAGAGGATCGAGGATGTCCCTGATCCAGCGGTAGACGCTGGAACGGTCGACCTTGAGGATATCGGCTATCTCATCGGTACGATAGGTGCGTTCATCCTTGAAGATGCTCATCGTATTCACTTCCTCTGCAGTATTGATATTCATAGGTGCCATTATTCATTCTCCTGTATTTCTTTCAATTCGGTTTGCATAAGGATGCCACTCTTTCTCAGATGGCAGGAAAGTTGAGGACGATCTGGCGGTACTGCCCTGACTCGTCACGTTCATAGAAGTTGATGTACTGCTTGGTGGATACCACTTGAATGGCCTGGTCGATGAGCTCCATAGCTTCCTTCCAGGTTTTATCCTTGATGTTGTAGCGGCGCAGACGCAGGATGCGGTACTTGGCGATCTCGCCTTTCTTATCGACCTGGAAGGCTTCGCTGATGATGGCTCGGAGGTTGACGTTGGAGTCGGCGGACCATTCTTTGATACACTCGTCTATCTTCTGTTTGGCGAGTTGGAGTTCGATCCCGAACTGGATGCGTTCCTTGAACCTGATCTCGACCCGGTACTTGCCATCAAAGCTGTTGAGGACGGCATTGCCCTTCCAATCAAGTCCGTTCTTCTCAGCTACCTGCTGCAGATAAAGCTCCACATCCTCAAAGAACTGGTTCTTGTCCGCTACTATGCGGTCATGCAGCTTGATAGCCCGGTTGATAGTCTTGGTTACGATGTAGTCCTGCTTGAGAATTTCCGGCCTGATGATCGAGACCGGGATGCTCTGTCCGTTAGCGTCAACTTTTGTGGGAATAGGCTTCTTAGCCTTGGGGGTTTTGGGGGTGTCCATTAGATGTCTCCTTGTTGGTTGTATTTTTGGCTTTCTTTTCATTCTGTTTGATGTAGTTCTGCAGCATAGCTATAACCGCTCTGCGTTCCTTCTTGTCGAGTAGATTCCAGTGGCTTTTCTTATAGTGGGTGATCATAAAAGTTCTCAGTTCATAGATGCTCCACCTGGCACGCTTCATCAGGGCATGCATGTACATTCCTTGTTGATCGTAGGTGTATTCGTCAGGACGCCCTGCTTTCCGGACTTGCATGAGGATAAGCTTGAGTTCGGTTAAGGTAAGCTCATCCAAGGCCTGGAGCGAATCGCCCAGTCCCAAATGCATTAACAGTCCTTTGAACTGCTCGACTGTCCAGCCGAACTTAGTGACCCGCAGGGAGTGAATATCCTGCCGTAGTTGTCGTTCTCGCTCTTCACGCTTCATAGAATACCTCCTTGTCTTGAATTACAGGTAAAAGATACGCTGGTTATTGCTTAGGCTTTGCATAGTGGTCTGGTTGCAGCTATCAAAGGATTCCATCTCCTTTTCCAGCGGTTCCGGGCCTTCTACCTTGAGATACCTGTCTTCCAACTTTTCTTGCAGCCTCTGCTGCTTACGCAATTCTGCGCCGTGGGAGAGCAGATCCTTGAGGATGCCGCGTTTGATCTGGATGCCCACTTTGTCGATGTCCTTCTTGGTTAACACGCAGTAGCCGTATTGGTTAACGCCGATCACTCCCACCGAGGCCAGGGCTTCCAGGTAGACGAAGACCCACTGACGGCTTTTCCCAAAAGCTTCGGCGATACTTCTGATCGATGAGTAGCTGCCCTGCTCAATCAAGTTGATCAAGGCTAATGCTGCCTGGGGATCGAAGTGCCAGTTGGGACGCATCTGCTTGTCCACATTGGTGCTGAAGCGGTTGCAGCGGCTATAGATAGGTTCCCGCTTGCTGGCTAACTTGATGGTCTTGTTATCCAGCAGTTCAGTAATGATAGGCTCAACTTCCTTGAACTCCAGTCCCGTCATATTGGCGATCAGAGCTGCATCAAAGGGTTTGTTGTACTGGTTTACGAAATTCAAAACGAGGTCTCTGGAGGTCATAGATCTCTCCCCAGATCGAGGTCGGCGATGGATAGCTGGGGATTGGTGGTCTTCGCCCGTTCGATGATGTACATGATCTTTATCGCCTTGCGGAGGTTGCCTTCGCAGTTAAAATCGATCTTGTTCACTACCGATTCATCCACAGGTATCTCCATTACTTCCTTGGCGATCTTGCGGATATCGTCCTTGCCCACTTTCTTGAACTCGTAGAAGTAGTTGCAACGGTCGAAGTAGTGGCGGTTGATAGCCGCCAGCTTGTTCCGGGCGTCCTGCATTCCGACTAATACAATGATAGTGAGGGTCTCATCCACAATGTCCCGGATGGCACCTAAGAGCCGCTCATGCTTTAAGGCATAGTCGATCTCATCGATCACGATAACCGTCTCAGGATTGTCATCCAGGAGCTTCAGGCAGTATTTGAAGAGGTTGTTGGTAGTGCCGCTGGGAATGAACTCGCCCATTCCGAAGCGGCGGTAGAGTGCGGTCAAGAGATCGGTCACAAAGGACTTGGGATTGGTGGTAGATTCCAGCCGCATATAGATGTAACCTCGCATGAAGGCGATACGGCTAGCATAGGTGGTCTTG